AATATTATCATCCAAAGAAGTCGATTCTTCCACAGATTCTAAGCAACAACCACTTGTTATAAAGTCCATAACAGAATCATCTTCATCGTCTTTTAAATCAATTTTAATTACGCCACTCTCACATATGAGGCTAGAAAGATCTAGCCCCGTGACTTGATTTTTGATCATATCAAACTTTAGCGCCCCTTGAGCGGGTAGCTGTGGATATCTAAACAAAGGAGTCCTAGTGCCTAATCGCGTTACAGGTGTTCTTGACAGACTTACAGATACAGAGAAATTCTGTATATTTAAAGAGGAGGAGCTTACCGCTTCTTTGCTATTTTCAGTGGTGCTAATCTCTATATCCTTTGGCCTGAAAAACCCTCCGAAGTGATCTGTTGAATGATCGGAATAAACTAGCGCCCCCTCAGAAGTTGATATAGCGCCGTCCCCCTCGTAAGAGATATCCCCATTAACTAATTCTCCCACGGAACCATTCAAGGAATATGAAGTAAGAGAGGCTCCCGAAACGGTTGTTACTCCCGCTGTATCTTTGATTTGAAACTCAAACTTGCCTGTTGATAGAAATCCAGATCCCGCTTCTTGAAATTGATAAAAAGGATCTATTCCCGAAGCCCCTGTAGTTAAAAGAATGCCTAAATTTAACTGTGATGATTGATTGCTATTTAATACGCGATCCGAAATATGAGACACACCGAGTCTAGGGACATCAGTTATTCCTTTAGAGCTAGATAACGATAAAGAGTTTACCGCAGGTATTCGTTCTCCATTTACAAAAACCTGAGTATCACTAGAATGGACCCTTACTATCGCCATACTCTAGTTTACACAAAAAAGCCCCGCATCTCTGCGGGGCTTTAATTGTAAGCTTTAAAAGTAGCTCATTACCCGTTATAAGGAGCTTTATCATTTAGTTTGGTGTAGTAAAAACCTCTGTTAATACTACCTCCTACATAATCTTCCACTGGAGCATTACCAGCAGAACCTGAGTAGAATAAACCTTGGTCAGTTGTATCGGGACCACCAATCTGAGCCGAGAAGGTCATATCAATAGTTTCATTATCATCAAGACCAACCGAGAAGTTTTGGCTATCCAATACTGCCTTCTGGAGAACGAAGTGGTGAGCCGTTGCTCCATTTTCAGAGTCCTTGACTTTGATTGTGGCATTTGTGGTAGCGTCTCCCGCCGTTCCAGTTAAGATCTTATCAATAGATCCCGCTGCCAGATTCTTAAGGATGGCACTTACACTCAAGGTTACATTGATTGGGAACTCAAGAGGTTTAGCAACAGCCCTTTCAGCGCCGAGCGCCTGAATATTTCCGCGAGAAAGTGGAACTTCGATAGAAGCGCTTTGAACATACATATCACTCGTATCAGTTCCACCAAAGTCAAACGTGTCTCTACTGAGAGAAAGAGTAACGTCTTCTGGGCGAAGAACGAGAACATTCATGTCTCCTGTGCTTGGAACACCAAGCATAAATTGTCCAGTATCTGCTCTTTTAGCATTTCTGTCAAGGGCGGGGTTATATAGACCCGAACTTCCCCCAACATTAAATTGTATATTTTGCGCTTCACCCTCTAGGTCAACCCTTGGGATTTCACCCACTGAAAAGTTAACGCTATAACTATTAAATGTGCAGTTTCCGAAGGACACGACATCATGAGTGGCATTGTCAGTGGCGCTAAATTTACCTGTTGCAGCAGTAAGAGTATTCCCACCAGCATCAAGCTCAGCGGTTGAGAATGCATCGTCTCCTTCTCCAACCGTAAGGACATAAAGGTTTTTCTCCCTCTTAAGATTATTCTCTGTCATTACTCCAGAAATAAACTGCGAAGAGGGCGCACCTGCGGAAGTCAGCCCCCCGCAATCGAAGCCTAAAAGACCTTCATTTTCTCCATCTCCCAAGTAGTATCCTACAGAGAAGCTTGGATTTAATTCTGACATTGTTAATGTCCCGATTCGGGCTAACTGTCCAAATTCCCTGACATCTTGCCTTGCTCCAGCAAGGTCAATATCAAAGGAAAAAGTGTCAACTCGATGAAGTTGTGTAGGCATAATGCCTGATCGCCATGATTCAGACGCAGCACCCGCAGTTGGAGTTACGTTTGGCATAATGCCAGTGGGCGATATATACAAAGCTTTGCTTTGTGAGATTATTCTAGTTCTAGAAGCCATATTGTAAAAAGTTTAAGAATGTGATTTGTTTACACTTTCTTACACGGATTTACAGTCTAGGGAAACGATAAGTGCATAATTCAAAGTCAATAAACCCAATACTAATGTTTTTATTGAGATTTTCTCTTATTCTCTCAGAAACTATCTTAGACACTTTAACGTCTTTAATAAAAGATTTTACAGGATTAGACTGATCAGCCACAAGAGCATTATAATTATAGGGAAAATCCTTAATTGAGAACGAAAATCCATAAGGGAAATCCTCATACGGTATATGGGTTATATCCTCTCTTACCGTATCTCTAAAAAGAGACAAAATTGAATCTAAAATGTAATTGTCAAAAGACAAAACCATAACCCTGAGGTTTGACCTTGTATCTTCTTCGCCGCCAAACGCAAATTCAGTATTATCCGATGAAGCAACAGACAGGAAGCAAGCGGGCAGAAAATAGGTCGTTTCATCATATTCGGCTGTTTTTCCATACTGATAGGGCAACTCAGTTGCACTGTCTTTAAAATCTGAGTGCAGGATAGTTTGAGCATCAGTGTCGTTACTGATGTATGTGTTAACTTCTTTGACGGTGGAATTTGCGGTTAATGCCTTACTCGCGATAGGCGTTCCAGACTCTTGAGGGAATATTAATCTCCCGTTGTCATAATCAGTATAAACACCTCCATTAATATCAGAATTTCCCGTTATAAATTCGCCGTCTAAAAAGAAACCCGAGTTAGGTTGCGACACTCCATAATCTCCAACCAACTGCCTAAACTTGCCCTGAAATGCAACGTGAGAAGGAGGAATGTCGGGAAACACCCCTGAAGTAAAAGCGTTATCTAGATCTATTTTGTAAGCTTCCGACTTAGTGGCTATTAAGCGGTTCTCAAACCACAAATAGAAACTGGACAAAATATTCTGATCAAACTGAGCTTTCATTTATCTAATTTTAATAGCGATTTTTTAAAATCATTTATTAATCTTGAAACATACGGAGTGTTTCTAAGACTTACACTAGAAGATCTGTTTTTGACCTGTATGCCTGTCCCAGAGGTAGAAGAACCAAATCCTCTTGAGCTATATAAATATTGCCCCAAATTTGTTAAGCTGCCAGACTCAACCCCTTCTACCCAGCTTTTGCCTGTCATCCAAGGTATGGGAGTTAGTCCATATATTTCGTCTATATCAGGTATAAAGAAGGTAACACGATATTTGCCCCGAGTATTTATTCGGCTCACCTTAAACCTTATTTTTTCATTAAAAATTTTAGCTATAACATCTGTAGGATTACTACCCGAAGAAAAACCTATAAAAGAAAAAAGGTTTCCATAACCTCCCAAAGTCCCACTCGTATTACTTGCTCTTGGCCCAGAGTTTAACTCTACTGTTATAGGATGAATTTGGAATTTTTTAGCTAATTCTTTGCGCCTTTCCTCCAACTTTGGTTCGATAACGCGCCTAAGGGCCATTCCCATAGACCTGTCATTTGGGTTAACAGAGGTTAACTCTCTTAAAAGCTCCCTAGCATTGACCGTCACCACGGCCCTTGAAGCAGACATAAAATCTGATCGTGCCATTAGTTTTCACGCTTTAAAAATAAAGAATAAAATTGAGAGCCAAATGGACCGATGACTTTAGCATCGCTGTCTACGACATAAAGTTCATTATCAACTTCTATTTTAGAGCAAATTTTGATTTTTTCATAGGCATCAGATTTGACTTTTATTCTGACTTGCCCCTCAGATGCCATTAAATTCATCTGACCATTTCCATCTATAATTTCTTCTTCCTGTTCTGTTTTATAAAAAACGCGAGCAGAATAAGTATACTGAGTCAGAGTATTTTCAGAAGAAATCTCCGCAGTATTTTTTGTTCTCCCGTATAAAGGGTTATAATTAAGCTCAGCAGGAACACTGGAACGCTCTTCCACATAAACATAAATATCTCTGGCAAAGGTGTCATGGACATCACTAAGCGCAGAATTTATATTTGTTTTTTCCGCTTCTGTAAGCAATGATGCCATTTATGCAAGCCTTCCAGATAAGTTATAAGTTCCATCAGTTCCCGCTACTTGTAGAGGAGAAGATTTTTGATAATTATATTGATAAAGCAAATTCGTTAATCTTGAATTAGCCTCCTCAGTTAAATCTTTATATGTCTTAGCAACAGAATTTTTATTTTGTCTTTGAATGGTGGTATCTCCCTCTTTGATTGTTACCCAATCAACAGAATCCGAATAAGTGAAAGACCTTAAAGACTCTCTTGCAGACTTTTGAAGATAATAAATCTCATAAAGCGTAGCGAAGATATTATTTTCCACAGGAGCTAATCCTGTGCCGTCAATTCTTAGTGCTCCAGTTGAATCAATTGAAGCTTCTTCATGGATCAACCCGTTTAATTCACCAAGATTGGTTTCAAGCCAACCAGATACAAACACCATGTTGTAGGAGCCTGTATCATTGGGGAAATCATATGTAGTGATTCCGCTAGCTAAATTCCCGAGGTCATTCATAAAGTTATATATTATCTTTAAATAACTTTACAGCATTTTCGTAGTCTGGGGAACTTGGATCTATAATTGGCTTCGCTTCTCCTTGAACAGTTACATTATGTTTTACTGCATAAAAATCAAAAGACTTCATTAAAGAGTTCTTTAAAAGCTGCATGTTGCGTTCTCTAGGAAGCCCGACTCTAGCGGCTAAATCAGTTAACTCTGAGGCCGAGCAATCATCTAACCTGCGCTTGAATAGCTCTCTATTGAGAGTTCCATAAGGATTCATTTGAGGCATCCCTAACAACTCTTCAAGCTCCTTTACTCTTTCGATTTCCTCTTCAAAGCTGTCTCGATCTTTGCCGTCAGTAACCTCAAGCTCTTCTAGATTTTCTTTTTGAACGCCTTCAGTCACCTTCATTGAAGGGTCGATTTCTTCTTCAGAATTATTATCACTCATATTATATGATAGCTTAAATTTATAAAAAAATCAAAAAAAAAGCCGCCCCTTTCGAGGCGACTTTCTTTTAAATAGCGGTTAAGCTTTATTAGGTAGTAGACCCAATAACCAAGCCGATAAGAGCGCGGTCATCAATACAGATGCGGCCCTCCTCAACTTTACCGTAGTAACCGATCTTGTTCTGACGGATCGAAAACTGATCGTCAACAAGAATCTGGAAGTCATCAGAAGTGCCTTCCTGAATAACCGTAGGACGAATAAGAGCGTCCTTGGTGCGGTCAACCCCGATAAGGATCTGGTCATCAGCCTGAGTGAATGAACCTCCACCTCCACCAGTAATTCCACCTTCAGCCGAAGCAATAGTAGCGAACAGCTTGTTGAACGTCTGGTTTTCACCCATCTGGTTCAACTCTAAGATGTTAATTCCGTAGAAGGACGGAAGTCCAGCAGCACTGTAAAGCTCCTGACGAAGAGCGTCAGGGGCTACCCAACCGTCAGCACCAGCTCCACCAGCAGGTGGGAGGGCGGTGTTAATTGGGTTGTAGGCCATTGCACGAAGCTCTTCTACCATCTCTGGAGACATAAGAAGATCTGTGATTCCAGCTTTAACTCCACCAATAGGAGTTCCTCCGCTCCATGAACCGTTAACACGCTTGCTCTTAGTGATCAAGTTGTTAAAGTCATGAAGGATAAGGCGGTCCACTTTGCTTCCTGCGATAACTTGGCTACCAGCAGTGTTATTAGTTCCCTTCGCTTTACATAAAGCAGTAGCGAGAACATTAAAAGCGGTTTTGGTCTGCTTGAGCAGAACCTCCTGAGCCATCCTAGTGAAAGTCTTGCTTACAACGTCAAGACGCGCCCTACGGACATACTTGCGATCAAACGCGAGAGCACTATCCAGATTGTAGGTGCTGAACTTGAGTTCATTGTGAGCAGGGAAGACTTGACTGTATGGAAGACCCCCAGCGACTTGCTGAGAATACACCTGAATGTAATTCTCATCAGTGATATCGTGGAAAAGATCCAAGGGCAAAGACGGGTTATCGTCCTCTCCATAGGAAATAGTGGTATACAGATTTCCTACAGTTGGAGCATTGTTGATAACTTCAGAAACAACAGGACCAAGAAGGTCTGCAACTGCTGCCTGAGCCTCGTAAGCCTCTTCACGATTATTAGATCCCATTGCCCTAATAAGAGCCAACTGATCTTCAGTTCTTTTGATTGTGATTTTCATGATCGTAAATAATTAGCAGTTGAGTTTAAGAATTGCATATGCGCCAGCAAAAGCATCCGTTGTAGGCCCAGACTCACGAAGACCCGTAGCGATAAATTCGCCAATGGAGTGAGCGTGATGGTGGGCATGATTAACGACAGTGCTTGCAAGTCCAGTAACAGTTCCGTTCTTAGAAGGAACAGCAAAGGAGTTAATTGCAGGAACAACACCATCCGTCAGACCCCTGACGTTAAGGGTGAAGATACCTTTAGTAGCAATAGGCACAGCCTCGCCAGATACAACGCACTGGAGTTCAGCTTTTTTCTCAGGGTAATATAAAAGATTTTCCCCGTTTTCATCTTTGTTGCGAATATCTCGCAACAAGATTCCCAACGGACGAACACCTGCTCCCGTATCACTGACTTTAGTCACCTTGTAAGGTGTCTCAGGATACAAAGAAAGCGCTCGTCCCATAGTTCCGTCCCAAGAATCCGAATCGGTTCTTTCGACATACTCTACAGGCTCATCATTAAGGTTAGCAGCGCTTACCTTAACAACCGAACCCGCCTCGCCCGTTTCCAAGTCATACGAATAAAAGTTGATAACATCGTTATCATCGTATTGACGGAAGGGCAGTAAACGTGTAATTTCGTTTGCCATAATTAATAATTGTTATAATTTTTTAAATTAAGTGACTTCTACTTCGAAGCCCTTCTTAAGTCTTTCGACTAAAGAAATTGTTTCACTGGATTCGCCATTATTATTTGGGATGGAAGCTTCTGCCTCATCTCCTTCTGCTTCAATGGCTTCCTCTGGCTCTTCACCAGTTTCCTCTTCAGGCTCATCTTCACCATCTTCGTCGCCTTCTTCTCGGTTAGCAACAGCCTCATCAATACGAGCTTTAATGTCAGCTTCCTGAGCCTCGATATTCTTTTTGAGTTTATGGGCGAAAATAACTTCCAGTTTTTCCTTATAGGAATTAAAATCTTCTTCTGAACAACCAAGTTCTTTAACTTCAGCGGTAACAAGGGCCATTTCCTTTTCATTAAGGTCATAGTCACTGTCAATGAAGTTCATGCGGTCATTAAAGAGATCTACCGCAGCTTTCGCTTCGACTTCTCCTTTAAGAGCGTTTAGTTCTTCTTTAGTTTGCTTGAAGGAGTCTTGTAACTCAGCAAGCTCGGCTTCAGCCTTGGCTTTAGCTTCCTGTTCAACTTCGATCTTGGAAGTCCAAGACTCGTTGTGCTCTGTCAGCGCATCGCGAATGCTATCGCCAACTGTTTTAGCTTCAGAGTCCTCCTTCACTGCGGAAGCAACACTCTTGCTTAACTTTAAAATAAGTTCTTCGAATTGTTCTTTATCCATATTAAAAATGTTTTTTAATTTGTCAGACTTTACATTAATATTAGTGTTTAGGGAAATTTTTTCTATATTTTTGTCTTTTGGCTCGTTCCCATCAGGATAAATCCCCCTCACAGCAGCAGCAGGATTTCTTGTTAATGCGGCTCCTAAAGGGTATGTCTTTCCTATGATTAGTCTATTAACAGGCTCCCCGTTTTCGTCTTTGCCTTCTCCACCTAAACCCTTAACATATTGCATGAGACCTTCTTTTTCGGAACCTGTTGCTATAACTGCGTCTTTTAATACATTAGAACCAACAGCGATCTCAAAATCCCTGAAGGCAAGCTCCCAACTAGTAGATATGCTTTGGTAAAGCTCATCCTCTTTGTTGGATGCCTCTACAATAGCTTCTGCCAATTCGGGGTATACTGATTTATATATAAGGCCCGCAGCGTTAAGGAAAAAGGGTTCCTTTTTGTTAGCATAAGATTCTATATCGTTATTTTTAAAGTCAAACTCTCTTTCCGAGAAGGACGCATTAATCATATGACCAACAATTTTATCTTTTTTGTGCTCAATATTAATTGGCTTATTGATAAATCTTTTTACAGCGGCTACAGCAGTTTTAGCGTCAATACCGTCTCCGTTTTTATTAAACTCATTAACTTTTGCTAAGTTAAAGACTACAGGTAATACATCAATATTGTCCTTCGGATCGAAATCGTCAGGCAGTAAAGATTGCGCGGCCTCTTGAATAGATCCCTTAGAAAGACCGAAAGACTCAAACTCTTCTTCACTGATTTGTTTTACAAGACCTTCAAAATGACAAATAGTAAAATCATTCATTGACATATTGACTATTACACAGAAATTTGAGTTGAATGATATAAAATCGCAGAGGATAAATCATCCAATTGATGCTCAGTGCCTAATTCTAAAACTTTACTATGCACATTGAGGTCTGTTAAAGTGTCTAAATTTTCTACAACACTAGCTAAAGTTGACTCCCAATCAGAGCTATCTTTTGCTATCACAATCGACTCGCAAACCTGAGCTACCATTTCTTTTTTTTGTTTAGACATTCTCTTGAGACCAAACTTAGAAGCAAATTCCCTAAAGGCTAATAGCTCAAATTCATTAATTTTTTTAGTAGCTTCAACAATATGTTTTTTGGAGAAGGTTTTTGAATTGGAGACACCTACAGGTCTGCCGCCTGAAGGAGCTACAGGAGGAGTTTTCGTTGGTTTTTGAGCATCTTTTTTCTCAGGGTCTCCCCCTGTTGGAAGAGACTCGTCATAGAGGTTAATTGTATTAACTAAGGGCATATAATGGCCTCTCTCCCGATCATCCTTAAATCTATCTTGAGCTTTTTCCATGTCTTTTGGCTCTGGGAATATCCCTGTATGAACAACCTTCATACCCTGTTCAGGAGTGATGACACCCAACTCCATTAATCTTGTAGCTAGCTTAGCCAAGTTATTGTCATCCATAGTGTCAGTTCTAGAGAACTTAGCTTTGGGCCAAGAACGAAGACCCGCAGACTTACAGACTCTGGCTATTTCAGGATTAATAAAATCTTCTAAAAACGAACTTCTAGATTCTTCTAACCTCTGGAAGAAAACTTTCATCTTAACTTGTAGATCTGAATATTTAGAATCTCCAATTAAAACATTCTGCAAACCATCTTCTATGTCTCTATTAAGAACTTGGTATTTTTCTGGCCCAACAACCTTTTTAATATCAGGAATAATGAAATCGGCCTTTGTTGTATAATCTGAAACCAAGACCCTGCCGACACTTTGATTTTTGAAGATCTGCTGCATAGCTGCGAGGTTTTTGTGGTTTATACCTCCTTTTTCTGGCTCGTTACCCATAGTCACCAACAAAACCACATTCTCGATAGAGCGGCTAATTGCTTGATCAATATTTTTTAATTCTATTTTTCTGTTTATATCATCTAGCACAGAATAGCCAACAGGAATAGCCAAAGGCTCATAGTCCTGTTTTTTGCAAAAAACAACATGGAGATATTTAGGATCTAACTTTATTTGAATCCTAGTCATAGCAAACCCTGTCCCAGAAGCTGAAATTAATTTCTTAGTGTCCTCAGGCAATGAATCGTAAAATTCTTGCTCATGGTCTGTTTCTGGATTTCTTAGTCGAGCTATCTCAAAAGGTGTTAAAACTTTAAAATATTCATACCCACTAAAAGAAATGGCTCCTTTTGTTGCGATATCGGTTGGGTTAATTAATAAATATCTAATCGGGATTTCCTTACGAACACTAGCTCCATAAGTCTCCAACATTTTTTGAGAATTTTTTAAAGGTATCTTGCCGTCTAGCCTATAAAGGAAAACATTCCCTGAACGATAATACTCTCTAAAATATTGGGATTTAAGGTCATGCATCCGTATCCGCTTAAACCATGCGTTGACGAATTTCCTAGATTTTTCGTTCCCTCCTTCGATATACAAATCTGAATTAGCAAACTCTGCCAAAAGATCAATTGTTCCTCTAAAGTTGGCGATATTGAAATATGCTTTTTGACAAAGCTCGATAGAATCTCTCGCATCAGCAGAATCAGACTCATAATTAAATGGCAAGATGCCATCTTTAATATTACTAAACCTATCCCCCACGCCGCCTCTAGCCGCCCTGTTAGTTCTCACTGCTGTGCGATTAGTCGGAGCAGATAATCTAGAAGCTGCCGTGGAGCTATAAATAGAGTCTCCTATCAGTTCAGGAGAAAACTCCTCATCAGGGTTAAGTAAGTTTTCTATGGGTTGTTCATTTTTTTTGAATTTTTCCCAATATTCTGATCGTTTGGTATATTTCCGAGGCATATCAAAGTTTACACTAAAGTTATAAAAGTTACTTTTAAACTTTTCAAATTGCAAATGGAACAAATGTGCTTTCCGCGATTTTTTCTGGAGCAGCATTTTCCGCATCAAAATAAACTTTAGCAAACCAATTGCCTAAAACTAAGGCAGAATAAGAGTCTTTCCTTGCTCTATGCGGCCCTTTTTGCCTCCTTAAATTTTGAGGAAGATTAAAGGACTGAGATCCTTGCGGGTTTGCAATAACTTCAATGTTTGCACATTCAGCTTTTGTTAATTCAACAATTGACTTTTGGTGGTCGATCAAATCAATCATCATCGCTCCCTTAGATGCCTTTGGAGCTTTTATATCCCACTTTAGTTTTTCTATAGGTATATTCTTTTTCCTCTGTGCATTAAAATGAGAATCAACCGCTCTAGAAGCAAATAAAATTCTTTTGTGGTCTATGGCCGCCTGTAACATCTCATTGGCGTTTCTTATCCAGTTCACCGTGGGCTTTCTTAATATACAGTAATTTCTTTCCCTTATATTATATTGATTTTTAAAGCTTAAAATATCGGAGTTCCAGTTTTCTGGTTTTTCTAGGTCAACTTCGATAATACCAATTTTTATATTCTCTTGTTTAAACAAAGCACTTTCATTACAGGAGTTAATAAACTGAACACCGCCATTATAGTCCCCGCAGATACCAACAATATTAAAATGTTGTATTAAATAAAGGAAATACTCCATGTGCTGTTTAAGTGATACCCCAGCTACCGCATAACTATGAACTAAGCAGATCTTTTGAGCATCTCTATCTATTTTAAACACATGCATGGCGAAATGGTCAGCACTTGTGTTCCCAGCCCAGTTTGGGTCAAAAGCTAATAAATACTCATCACTTGGATTCCCTACTACTTCTACAGCAGGAGATTCCCCGTCAGGTATTGTGCAAGCAGCCATTTTTGACAGCCTGAAATACCCATCGCTTTCGTCTATGAATTGCGCCCCGAACTCCCTCTTAAACTGCATCTCACTCATAGTGGCTTTAGCCTGTTTAAGCAGATTTTGATCATACAATCTTGTGGGAGCGCAGTCATAGCTAAGTTGCATGACTAGCCTGTAAGCTTCATCTTTAAAGTCATCCTCCTCTTCACCCTCTCCCTCTTTTACCGCCAGTCCACTTATTAAGTCTACATACTTCTTGTAAAGCTTATACATATACTCAAATTTGAATGATGGAGATGAAAGAATTATTAACTTGTTGTTAGGCCAGATATACCTGTCCTTTTCTGTCATCTCGCCTTTGTCGATTAATTTGGATTCTAGATTATGTAACTCTTCCCTTTCTATAGGATTCTCTACCACACCAAGGAAAGGTATAATAACTTCATTAAATATCTTTTCGGGTATAGTGAGGAACTCATCTAATACAATCCTGTTAAATCGAAATCCACGAAGTCTATCACCATTAGCCAACGGAAGGGCTATCGCCCTAGCATTACCTAAAGTCATAGTCCATTGGTCAGTTCCTTTTTGTATTTTAAAACCGCACTCTTTAATTAGGCTTGCTTCTGATTTACTGTTC